CTGCATATGATGATGTTGCCTATCAAAGAAAAAGAATTTATGAATATCCAAGAGTTGAAGAACAATTAGATATGTTATGGCATGCGATGGACGACGGTACTTTAACAAAAGTAGATGCCTTTTATGACGCGAATAAAGCGATAAAAGATAAATATCCAAAGGGAAATTAGAAAATGCAAAGTGGACACTATTTAGGTTACGAACCAGCACAGGGTGATGCTATAATTGATACGTTTGTATGTGATGGTATTACTGATATATACACGTTAAGACAAGAACCAGCAAATCTTGATACTTTAGAAGTTTCAGTTGGTGGGTTAATGCAAAGTGATGTTGCATATACTATATTAACTTCTAATGGTAATCGTGATATACAAATACCAGGTGTTGCTGTAGATACAAAAATAATTGTAAGACAACATGGTGAAAGATATGCCGTTGGTACTGTTTCAGCTGATTCAATACTTACGAATCACATTAAAGACGATCAAGTTACGACACCGAAAATTCCTGATGATGCTATAACAAGTCCTAAAATACTTTCTTTAGTTGCTAGTAAACTTACTGGTCCGTATCCTCCTCTTGATGGGTATTCAATAGATCGTGGTCAATATGGTAAATGGCAACCAACCCTAACAACTCATGGAACTGCTGAATCTGGTAAATCTTATTTTGTAGATACATCGGATTTATCATATATAGATTCATTTCAAGACACAAGTGGTACTACAGAACCAGCTATAGATGAAAGTTTTCAAGCACACACAATTCATTGGTGGGATGCTAATACTTTAACAAATGATGATCCTCCGGAAACAATGATTGATACTGTCAATTATAAAGTGGGTACTAAATCAATGAAGTTTGACCATACTGCTCAGCAACTTATTCAAGTAGCAGAAGTTGGTTTTGACCATGAAGATTGGACTTTTGGAACTGATCCTTTTACAATTGAAATGTGGATACGACCAGAGAGGTTTGACAATAAAGCTATATTTGGATTTGCAGGTCATAGTATGGAAATGAGATTGGACATGGATGCTTCTGATACAGATGTAGGACATCTTGTATGGCAAAGTAATGTTGGGACTTATCATCAATCTACCGCAACGGGAGGCACTAATCAATTAGTTCGTGGCCAAGACGGCCAAACGCATGGTCTTATAAAGAAAAATGAATGGGCTCATGTAGCTATTACCAGAAATCAAAATAATGGTATGACAATGTGGGTAAATGGTATTAATGCATATACCAGCTGGAATATGGCAAAGCACCCCACCCAAGATGATGCATACGGTCACTACCAAATGGATACATTTAGTGCTGCTGATGTTTTAAGAACAGAAGGAACATATACTAATGTAACAGGCACAAGTGATGGAACATCAACCGGAAACCCATCTGGTGGTAATAATGATGGTATATTACCAACAGTAGGAACATTTGATATTAAGGTTAACAGTTCAGGTGCTGTTACAAATGTATATGTTAGAACACCTGGTCGAGGACATAGAGTTGACGATACAATTACAATTTTAGATTCAGCATTAGGTGGTGGTGGTGCGGAAAACTTTACAATGGATGTGCAATATTTTACTCCGATAGATGGTTCTGGAAATATACCAGTTGATAATACTGATTATATAACTACAGGAGGAGGTCTTATAATTGGTAACGATTCATCAAATAATTTTTTCTCAGGTAATATAGATCATGTTCGTATTTCAAAAGTTGCAAGGTATGGGGGAACAGAGTCCAATGGAAACGATAGTACAGTAAATTTTACACCATCAATAGAACCTTGGAAACCAGATGAAGATACGCTGTTAATACTTAATGTAGATGATGCACGAATGCCATTCACTACTGGTATTGACCATAGTACTGGTGGAACTAATGGTAAAGCAGGTGCTCCAGCAATTGATAATGATGTAACAAAGTTTGGATTATCTTCTCTTAAACTTGGTGGGGCGGTGGACACTGGTGTTACCACTACTGGAGCAGGAGGAGATTTTATAAAACAAGCTGCATCGGACAAATGGAATTTTGGTACAGGAGATTTTACTGTAGAGGCTTGGATTTATAAAACTGAACAACAGGATCAGCCAATTGTAGGTAATACTACTGTAGCAATAGGGCCGGGGAATAACAGTTGTTGGAGAATGAAAACTGGTAGTGTTAGTGGTGAATATACTAATTTGAAATTTGGAAATGGTGGAACAGACCATATTACTAGTCATGTCGATCATAATTTTACTTTACATGAATGGCATCATGTAGCTGCTGTTAGAGAGGGGGGAACCTTATCTCTATATATAGATGGTAGACAAGCACAAACTCCAGTTTCTAATACAACTGATTATAATCAACGTAATGAATTGTGGGTTGGTGCAACACATGATTTGTTGACAACTAGTATGTATACTGGTTATATTGATGATGTAAGAATTAGTAATGTTGCAAGATATTCGGGAACGACTTTTTCATTACCTACTGAAGCTCATGTTGCTGATTCCAATACATTGACTTTAATTCGCATGGAACCAAATCAATTAAATATAACTTTACCCCCTTCCCCATCAGCTAGTGATACAATTAATATTTGGGATGTTGGTGGTCAATGTGGAACTAATCCTGTTCATCTTTTAAGAAATGGGAATAAGATTAGTTCTTCAGAAGATATTGTAGCTCTTGATCGTGATAGTTTCTTTGCTACTTTAGTTTATAGTGGTGCAACGAGAGGATGGTTACTAGTTCCACCGAGGTAAATTATAATATTTTATATGAAGGAGTGAAATGAGAATTAAAAATATATGTATTGTTGGTGGTGGTAGTTCAGGATGGATGACAGCTGCGGCTCTTACAAAGTTGTTACCACAAATGAATGTTACACTTATTGAATCAAAAAATATAAGTACAGTAGGAGTTGGAGAATCAACATTAACTTATCTTAATGTTTTTTTAAAGTTACTTGATCTTAAAGATGAAGATTGGATGTCGTCTTGTAATGCGACATATAAAACATCAATCAAGTTTACAGACTTTGCAGGTAAAGGACAAAATTATCAGTACCCATTTGGCGCAAGAGATATGTCAGATGCGGGTAGTATAGCAACTTGGTATTATTGGAAACTGTTAGATCCTAGTATAAATAATTATAGTTTTGCAGAATATTACCATCCTGTTGTTACTATGAGTGACCAAAATAAAATGACATCTAATGAGGATGGTGCGGTAAGAGCATTTGATTTTCACAATGCTACAGCGTATCATATGGATGCAACAAAATTTGGTCAGTATTTAAAAGAGAAAATTGCTTTACCAAATGGATTAAATTATATTACTGATGATGTAGTTAAAGTTAATCAGAATGAAGATGGGTCAGTTAAAAGTTTATCAACCAAAGAGAATGGTGAACTAGAAGCAGATTTATTTGTAGACTGTACTGGATTCAAAGCTTTATTATTAAGTGAAACATTAAAGGTTCCATTTATTTCTTGTAGTGATAGTCTTATAAATGATAAAGCAATAGCAACAAAACTTCCATATATTAATCCTGATAAGGAAATGGAATGTGTTACCAACTGTACTGCAATTGAAAGTGGTTGGATTTGGAATATACCGTTGTTCAATCGAATAGGAACAGGGTATGTATATTCTAGTAAATTTGAAACACCAGAATCAGCAGAGAAACAATTTCGACATCATCTAGCCGGTGGTAATGGTAACATGGTTATTGGTGATGTTCATAGAGTCAATGAAGCAGAGTATAGACATATTGATATTCGACATGGAGTACATGAAACATCTTGGAAACATAATGTTATTGGAGTTGGACTTGCAAGTGGATTTATTGAACCGTTAGAATCTACGGGTTTATTGTTAACACATGAAAATATTATATTCTTATTAAGAACATTAAACCGTAAAGATGGTCAGGTAAATAAATTTGATAAAGATATATGGAATTACTCCGTGAGAGAAAAAGTTGAAAACATGAGAGAATTTGTTTCTCAACATTATTCTTTATCATCTAGACATGATACACCCTATTGGAAGCATGTTACAGAAGAAATGAGTTATGATTTTGGTCCTCTTGGTATTGGTGATGTAGCTTATCCAATAACTACAAGTGCAGACTTAGTTAGAAGATTAAATAAAACATTTGAGTTTGGTCCAGATATGGGTGGTTTAATGTATATAGCTACAGGGAATGGATATTCACCGTGCTCAACAATGGATAGTCTGCATTGGGAGCCGGAGCAATTAAAACATATGCAAGAACAACAAGTAGAACAAAAAGATAAATACAAGAGATTTAAAGAAAAATTGCAAGTGACTTTAGATCAATTACCAACACATTATGAGTTTTTAAAAGAAAATATATATAATTAAGCTTATAAATATTATAAATACAGTATAGGAAAAGTAAATGGCACTTACAAAAGTTCTGACTAGTAATATTGGTGAATCTTTCCATGAAATGTATGGATTGATATTGGAAGATGACCATGGCTATGGATTTAATACAAATTTAAAGATTCATCATACTAATGGTGGTCGCGATGATATTTCAGAAGTTGAATACAATGCTTTACTTGAAGTATGGTGGGCAGCAGAAGGTTATACATATATGATAGAAGATGGTCATTTTAAATTAGAAATTGCGTTGGCCTAATATATCTTGATAATAATATAAAAAGGAAATTAAACAATGGCTAAAATAGATTTAGGAAAAATAAATTTTGTCTATAGACAAGGATGGCAGGCCCTCACTTCTTATACTGAAAGAGATGTAGTTACTTATACTGATAGTAATATATTATCAACATATGTTTGTATAACACCTGTTGGTTCGGCTACTGTTGGTGATATTCCTAGTGTTGCTGGGGTAGCTGATGCAAATTGGGCTTATATGGCAAGAGGTGTAACTGATGCTCTTGGAGCAATTCCACAAGGTGCTAAAGGTGGTTCATTGGTATCAGATGGTGCTTCTAGTCAAACCTTTACTGTTGGTAATACATATCCCGCATGGACTGATATGGCAACAGCTACTACAGCAGTTAACGGAGGGGCATATTTTTGTGATACTTCATCTGCTGCATTTACTTTAACATTACCAATCACACCAACAGCTGGTGATACGGTTTGGATTGTAGATGCTAAAGGAACTTTTGAAACTAATAACCTCACAGTTGCTGGTAATGGATCAAATATACATAGACAATCAGCAGACGTTACTATGAATATTAATGATGTTTCTAAAATGTTAATTTATCATAATGCGTCTAATGGGTGGTTAATAACTGGATAATTTATAATCGGAGATAAAAATGGTTGATTTAAGCACATTACTTGCATCGGTGCATCCATCTGGAGGGCAGGCTCCAAAAGAATTTTGGATTTTCAGCAATCTGCATTGGCTACCTGACAATGGTGGTTGTTGTTATGAATGGACAGTACCTAAAGACACATCTTATATTAGATTTGAAATTTTAGGTGGTGGCGGTCCCGGTAATTCTGGAGGACCAGGTGATTGGGGATTTGGTGGATCAGGTGGTAACTATGGTATGAAACAAATATTTGCTTCTGGAGAATGTATCCAGGGTGGAAGTAATTATGAAACAAGAACAGGTGCTACTAGTAGTGGTTTTACTTGTGGTACTTGTTGTAATGATAATGGATCATGTAGACCTTGTGTTAACGAAACTGGAACTTGTGTATTATCTCCAAACATAGATTCTGGGACTGCAGTTTATACTATATGTGCCGCAGGCACTTCACCATGTTCGTGTTGTCTGCAATGTCAACACTTTCCTTGTAACAGGCATGGTTGTCCATCATATGTAAATGGACCGGGATTAGGTACTGCTGGCAACCAAGGTGAATATCAAGATGCGGATATAAATTTTTGTGTATTAGGTGGAACACAAGGAACTCAATGGTGTGATACTTCTTGTAGTTGTTATAATTGTTCCGCACCCGGACAATGTTGTGAAGCAAGGTGGAACGCAGGATGGAACCGATCTATGTGTAATTGTGGTTTTGGATATGACCTATTCTTTTCGGGAACTACAGGTTGGGTAAGTAGTGAATATAGTTGTAATAGTGGTCATAGTTCATCACCCGGAATGCCAACTGGACCGATTACTACATACTCAGGATCAGCAGGCGATAAATGTACTTGTAATATAACTTGTTGTACAGGTCATTCACATTTTCCTGGTGGTGGTGGTTATTCTCATCTTGATGATGATGTTGCCTATTATGGTGGTTTTGGAGCAGCAGGACTAGTAAAGGTAACATATCAGTAATGGAGATATAATGGCTTTTCCAGAGATAGTAAAAGAAGTTACATATAAAATACCAAACGAAAGATTCGGGATGGATGATTCTGAAGGTAAGACATCTAAAATGGTCTATACCGGTCCTACTAGATTAGTATTATATATGGACAAAGAAACTCATAAAGTTGTTACTTCATGGCATCCTGATGAAGTACCAGAACAACCTCTTCCATTGAATTTGTATACATTAGAACTTAATTCTGATACAAGTGAAAATATATTACGGATGATGTTGTTGTGGGGTGGTATTCCGATAACAAAACTTTATGAAGTTGATGTAGGGCCTTCTACTGAAGCAAATGGTAGACTTGTTGATCCTACAGATGTTCGTGAGGTTTATCGTATCCCTGTAGATGATTGGGATGGTGAAAAATGGTTACCATTACAATATGTTAACCATTTTAAAAATTATACTGACAATCGAGCTGATGAGGGATTTGATTCGTGGACGTGGGATTTAGTAAGACAGAAACGTAATAAGTCTTTAGAGGTATCAGACAATTCTATAAATACCGATATGCCAGCCGACTTAAATCAAAAATGGTTAGACTATCGTAAAAAATTAAGAGATTTACCAGCCGATTGGGCAGACGTACCTTTAGATTTAATTAGAGAACCAAAAGCACCAAATGATGATACGCCTGATGCTTTATTTGAAGATGCAGATCAACCATATATAAAAATTGCAGATAGAACTGATGAGGATAAACTAATGTTAAAACAATTTGTTAAAGGAGTAAAATAAATGGCTTGGATTAATAAAACCATAACATATAAAGTTCCTAATCAACGCCATAGTATGGATGACTCGGAAGGTAAAACATCAACAGACATATACCATGGCCCTAGTAAATTAATTTTATGGTTATGTAAAACAGATAAGACAGAAGGTGAAGATTATGGAAAAAATGATATTATGCATGTTTGGGACGCAGATGACATGACGGAACGCCCTATACCAGCTGATTGTTATGCAGTTGAATTAGATGCTACTGAAAGTGATGAAATGGCATTACGTGCTGGGATGTTAGCGCCTAAAGGTGGACATGAAGACCATGAAGCACAACGTCATGGTGATGTATGTTGCGGACTTTGTTTTAAGAAACCTAAACTTTATGAAGTTGAATGTGGACCTGCCGATCAAGACAATAAAATTATACCTGATCCTTCACATATTATGGAAGTTTATGCTAAACAGGATATAGCAATTAATGCATATAATCCAGCTACTGGTACATGGAAACCTTTAAAATATAGAACTGGGACAACAGAAGATCGTACTGATGATAGTGTTAGAACAATTAGAAATGGACATTTAAGTGGTTCTGACAATATGTTTAATGAAGATATGCCAGCGGCTATGAAACAAGAGTGGTTAGATTGGCGACAGAAATTGCGAGATTTACCTGCTGATTGGGCAGACGTACCAAATGAATTTATTGTTTTTCCAAGAGAACCCGGAACAATAGAGAATAGATATTCTGAGGATTCAGATAAAGATGATGTTGTTTGGATTAAAGATAGATCAGATGCTGATGCAGATGCACTGAAACAAATAGAAAACATTGCAAACGTAGGATAACTTAATGGTAGATTTAACTGATCTTTTAGCTTGGCAAGCACCACCAGAACCACCGCTACCACCCTCATCTGAAAAAACATTTCATATTTTCAATGATTGTTGGTGGACTGTTACGAATGGTGGTTGTTGTTTAGAATGGACAGTACCTACTGGTACAAGAAATATTAAATTTGAATTAGTAGGTGGTGGAGGTCCCGGTGGTTCAACTGGTGGAGACCATGATGGTGGTATCGGTGGACAAGGTGGGGCTTATGCAGTTAAAACTCTCAGCACTACAGCTGGCGGTGGAGGATGGGTACAACCTCCAGATGTTATTGTTTCAGCTGGCCAAAGTGGTGGTTCAAGTTTTGCGGCTACAGTAGCTGTTGAAAATGGAAAATTAACAGATTTTACTATTACGAATGGTGGAACTAGTTATACAGAAACACCATGTATTTGTTTTCGTGGTAGTACGAATCACGGCGTTACAAACGGAAATACTAATTCGTTTCAACATGGCCAAAGTGGAAGAGTAGACACAACTATATCAGGCGGTGTAATAACATCCATGACAATGGCACCAGATTTTTGTTCAACTGCAGGAAGTGAATCTGTTTATCTTTTGTGTGCTGCAGGATCTTCACAATGCTCATGTTGTTGTGCTTGTAATTTTCCCTGCAGACATGGTTGTACTTCATATATAACAGGAGATGGATTAAATAATTTTTGTGCTCAAGGAGGAATGGGCGGAACTACAAATTGGGATGTATATTCTAATTGTTATAATTGTATTATTAATAGTGCACAATGTTCTACTGGTAATTACGGTGCTGGTTGGGTTGGTTATCAATGTTCTTCAGATCAATACTGGGGAGCAGATTACGGCTTCAGTGGTTCACCGGGTGGGTGGTATAAAGATTATGATTGTTGTCAAAACACATGGTCATATGCTGGTTCACCACGAGGACCATTCTCTAGTGGAGGTGTAGATGGTATGACGAATGCTTCTTGTCACGGAGGAATATCTTGTTGTATGTCACATAGTTCATTTCCAGGTGGAGGTGGTGGTGGTCAACAAAGAAATGTAAGTACAGGTTGTGTAGCAGTTTGGGGCAATTCTGGATTAATTAAAGTAACATATCAATGAGTAAATATATTAAAGGAGAGAAATCATGGCAGTAGTCAGTTTTAAAACACTCATGGGAGTTGCGGCCGCACCAACGCCAGTAGTAAAAGAGTTTACTATTTTTAATAGAAATCACTGGACTGTTACAAATGGCGGTTGTTGTTTACAATGGACGGTACCTGCTAGTGTACAGATGGTTAAGTTTGAAATTTTAAGTGGTGGTGGGCCAGGTGGTTCATCTGGTGGTGACCATGATGTTCCTATGGGCGGACAAGGTGGTAATTATGCAATGATACAACTTTTTGCTTCAGATAGTGAATTTACAGCAGGTTCTTCACAATATACTTTGTGTGCAGCAGGAACTTCAAATTGTTCATGTTGTTGTCATTGTTGTTCAGCTTGTAGAGATGGTTGTACATCATATGTTACGGGAGATGGTTTAACAAATTTTTGTACGGTAGGTGGCCGTGGTGGATCAAACAGTTGGGATAAAATGTCTAGTTGTTATAATTGTGGATTAGCTACTCAATGTAATCTAGGTACTTATAATGAGAATTGGATAACAAACGCAACTAATCCTGGTTTTTGTGGTATACCAGAAACACCAACAGAAAAGAGTATGGGATATACGGGAACTACAGGACACTCATATCATGGTTACGATTGTTGTTCTCATGTTTTTACAACAGCTGGCGGACCTACAGGCCCATTTGCAGTTAGTTATACTGGTCAAGGTTCTAGTTGGTGTACGGGTGCTTATAGTTGTTGTTCTTCACATTCAATGTTTCCAGGTGGAGCCGGAGTAGGAGTAGGACATGCAACATCAAGTGCTTGTTGGGGTCATTGGGGAGCAGGTGGATTAGTAAAAGTAACTTATCAATAAAAAGGATGAAAAATAATGGCGATATATAAAACATTACTTACATATAGAATACCTGATGAACGCTATGGGCAGTCTGATGTGTTGGGCAAAACTAGTACCATATGGTATGAAGGTCCAAAAAAATTACTTTTGTGGTTAACTAAAGATGGTAATAACCTTGAAGAAGCATGGGATGCTGATAATATGACTGAACGCCCATTACCCGGTCATTTGTATCAAGTTGAATTGGATGCTAGTGCAGGTGATAAGGAATGTATTATAGCGGGAATGCTTGGACCTTCTACAGAAACCTATCATCCATTTGGTAATCTAAAACGCTATGAAATAAAAAATGGGCCTGAGGATGTACCTAATGGTTGGGTTTCAGATCCAACTTATCCAAGTCAGGTTTTTGATAGAAATTCTATGCAGGAAAACGTGTATGATCCTGAAACAAAACAGTTTAAGAATTTAATATACCATGATAATACTCCTAACATGGCATTACTTACTGATGACGGGATACGACATAAAAGAAATAAGTTGTTAGAAGGTTCCGATAATATGGCTGCAGCTAGCGATATACCTGATGATGTTAAACAAGGGTGGTTAGACTATCGTAAAAAATTAAGAGATTTACCAGCAGATTGGAAAGAATCTCCCAATGAGTTGATTGAATGGCCAAAAGACCCAGATAAACAGAAAGCAGAAGCTGAGTGGGAGGCAACAGGACAACCTAAACCTAAAATAGATCATTATGTTAAAATCGTAGATAGAACTGCTGAAGATAAAAAAGCAATAGAACAAATGTGGCCGATTGCTGGAGTTGATGAAAACGCTCCATAAGGTCGTATAAATAGTTATGTAATTATTATTAATAGTTTTATTGAGGTGAAAAATTATGAGTGGTCGTTCAAAAGCTTTTTTTATTAATGGTGGAGCAGGTCGTGTTCTTTGTTCTATCCCCGCATTAGAAAGATACGCAGAAGATTCAGGTGATAAAGATTTTGTTATAGTATGTGAAAGTGGAATGGATTTTTATCGTGGTCATCCTACCTTACATAAACATGCGTTTGAAGTTTGGCATAAAAATCTTTTTGAAAGTCATCTAAAAGATAAAGATGTCTTTTCTCCCGAACCATACCGAGTTAACGAATACTTCAATCAAAAATGTAGTTTAGCACAAGGTTTTGATATTCTTATTAATGAATTAGATGAACCTCGTGTCCTCCCTGACCCTTTAATTCATCTTAGTAAAGAAGAATTAGTTAAAGGGTTTCAAACAATTCAAGAAATTAAATCTGGAACTAAAAAAGACAAAATATTAGTCTTCCAACCTTTTGGTCGTTCGGTTCAACAGGTAGGCCCTGCTGTATATGATTTAACCTCACGATCTATAGAACCACAAAATGTTGTTGATCTTATTCAGCAATTAAGAAAAGATTATGGTATTATTGTGATGAGTCAAATACCAATAGACATACCAGAAGATAAAGATAATACAATTGCTGTACCTAAAGAACCTAATTTAAGGTTGTGGGCGGCAATGATACACAGTGCAGATCATTTTCTTGGTTGTGATTCTGTAGGACAACATATTGCAAAGGCACTTAATAAAACTGCAACTGTTATTATTGGATCAACTTATCCAATAAACATTTCTTATCCAGATGAAAAAGATTTTGATCTTATAGATATTGGTAAAGATAAACGAGTATATTCACCTATTCGTCTTACTATGGATGATGAGAAAGATCGTGCTAATAATGATTCTATTGTTATGGATAAGAAAGAAATAAAACTTGTTGTAGATTCAGTAAAGAAACGAATGGGTAAAGGATCTAAATTTGAAGGTAAAGTTGAACCTCATGTACATACTGATAAGTGTAGCCATGTTGACCACAGTAACTTCACTAAACCAGCTCCTGTTAGTATACCACAGGGTATGAAATTGCTGGAGGATAATGGATGAGTCAATGGATTGCGGGTATATCAAGAGGACATAATGCTAGTGTATGTTTACTTAAAGATGGTGAAGTAGTTTTTGCTGTAGAAGAAGAAAGATTGAGTAGACAAAAATATGATGGTGGACCTTATGCTTGTATAGCTAAAATTCTAGAGTATACTGATAAACTAGATTATTTAATTATATCACATACACAACCAGATGAAAGTATGGTTGAATTTTCTGGTGGTGATGTATGTAGTGGACTTGCAAGAAAGTTACGTCTTATTGAAGATACGGGAAAACAAGTTTGGCATATGGACAGGTGGCATCATAAAATGCATGCTGCTTGTGCCTTTTATCGTTCTGGTTTTGAATCTGCAACAGCATTGGTTGTTGATGGAGCAGGTACATATATTCCTATGGAGCTAAATGGTGAACAGGATATAACATGGGAACTTGAATCAATTTTTAATTGTTCTTATCCAGCTACATTTAAAACACTTTATAAACATCAAGCTGGTAGAGGACCTTGGACAAGTGGCAAGATTGATAACTTTACAAGTGAACGTGAAAATGAAAAAGGAGAACATGAATTTATTATTGATGATTCTGCTGGTATTGTAAAAGCATATGAAGCAGTAACACGATATTGTGGATGGAATCCAATTGAAGCTGGCAAGACTATGGGATTATTTCCTTATGGAGAACCAAATGATAAAATACAAATTTTTAATGATGCTGGTGGAGGAAGATGGAAAACGGCAGATCGTAATTTAATTATTCCAACATATCCAAATGGTGCTGCGGTAAATCAAGGAAGATATAAACATTTAAATGATCCAGAGCCATTAGAAGCTACAGTAGATGTTACTAGATTACAAAACCGTAGAGATATGGCTTATGCTGTACAAACAGAATCTCAACAAATGGTTCTTGATTTAATTCGTAAGTCAGTTGAAATGAGTGGTAATAAAAATGTTGTACTGTCTGGCGGTTATGGATTAAATTGTGTTGCCAATTATTGGTATCTTGGACAATTAAAAGATGAAGGTATTAATTTATATGTTGAACCAATTTCAAATGATGCGGGCACATCTATAGGTGCGGCATTATTTGCATATTATCTGATTACAAAAGAAGAAAAGGTTAGAGGATATGCTGATAGTTTGTTTTTAGGTCCGAAGTATAAATATACAGATGAGGAAGTAGAAAACATAGCTAAAAAATATAATGGGACTATTAAAAAAGCTTTTTTACCTGAAGATGCAGTTAAACTAATATTGAAAGGAAATATTGTTACACTCTTTCAAGGTTGTTGTGAGAACGGCCCAAGAGCATTAGGGAACCGTTCGGTTCTTTTTGATCCTCG